AGACACCAGCCTTCAAGGTAGGGTATGCAAACGCCGTCAACATAGCGGATGATGAATGACGTACCGTACAATGCGCCCGCGGGTAACTCTGGTATGCCGATCAACCAGCCAGGGGAGGCGGTTATATCGTTATTGAGAAAGATGGTGACTTCCCCCGTCGCCGCCTCTAAACCCTGGTTATTGGCCGCGGCATACCCCTTGTTAGCGGCATTTCGGATGTAGATACCCTTCAAGCGTTCTACCATTTCGCGGATAGCCTTCGCGCTCGCTTCGTCGCTGCCGTTGTCAATGATGATGACTTGCGCGCCTTGCACCGCTGCCTCGTAGGTGTTTATCAGTTCAGGATGATTGAGCCAGGGGGTGATTATGCTAATCATGGCGTTTGTACCCTATGCTGTCAGGGTCAAGCGCCCATCGGTAACGTTTCACGTCCTCAATCGTGCCGCCCGCCATCTTGATTGACTCGTCAAGCGGCCTCACTCCCAATCTAAGAAAGCTCTGGCGAATGTCGCTAAACGTTGTCACTTCCTGCCACCTAAACATGATCCATTCAGCGTCGGTTATTTCCTCATAGCACTTGATGACAGGATCAATCGTTGCCATGTTTCACCCCTTGAACGGTCATATGCACATTCGGCACGACCTCGGCCAGTGACTTCGCTAATGCGATTGCGTCGCCGTGCTGCCCGTGCAACTCGCCCCGGATCACCTTCACCTTATCGCGCAGTATTTCCATATCGGCAAATATCTCAAACTCCGCGCCTTCACAATCAATCTTTAGCAGGTCAGTACCGCCGTTCAGGATTGCCGGCAGCGTGGTAGATTTCACTGGCGCGCCTTCCGTGCCGTAGATATTCATGCTGCCCGAATTGCCATACTTCACGAACTCAGTAATCACCACATCGCGCCCGTCACCCGTTACCGCTAAGTTATGCGCCGTCACCAGCCGGTCAAGCCCGTTTGCTTTCAGGTTGGCAACCAGCCGCTTGTAGTTGTTTGGGTTCGGTTCGTAGGCTTGCACCTTGCACCCGTAGGTTTTCGCAAGATACATGCTCACGATCCCGACATGCGCGCCGATGTCCAGAACGCGGGAGTTTTCGTCAAGCTCCAGGTTATCCAGGTGATAATCACGCTCGATCTCACGCAAGATGATCCACTCTATCCCGTCCGGTTCTGTGAAGGTTAGCCCGGTCTTATTGGCAAACCCGCCTTCTACTACCTTCTGGTTTCCGCTGCGATGTTCGATCAATTCAGCCCCGCACGCAACACAAGGCATACTGATACTGCCATCTGGATTGAATAATCCCGTTTGCAGCCATTTATGCGTGTGCGCCGGAGCCGGGGCGGTGTGCGTCCCTTCGATCTTGGCGGCGATCTTCTCTAAGACGGGCTTCCAGTATTTCTCAGTCACCTTGTCCGCGTCATAGGCCAGCGCCCCATCCCGCGCCCGCTTGCGATAATCCTCGTTCCCCTTCATCCGGTAGGCGGCCTCTAATGCGTCAACGATAGCGCCCACACGTGGGTAAAACTGATATGTCCCAAGCGGGAGATAGAACGGGTGTGCCTCTGATTTCGGTATCTTCCACCCGCTGAAACACAACTCAGGCATACTTGTCCAGTCGCCCACAATGACGGGGCAGCCGCAAGCCTGCGCTTCTACAATCGGGATGCCAAACCCCTCACCGCTTGAGGCCAGCAGGTGAACGTCCAGGGCGCTGTATAAAGTCGCCATCTGTCCATCGCCTACCCCGCCAATCATGGTCGCCATGTAGGGATCGCTGATTAGCACATCCGTTCCAGCTTTCAACCCTACCTGGTCAATGAACTCAAATAAGTTCACGCCGCCGTTGGATTGTGTAGGATTGGTGTGTAAGTAAAGCACGGTATCTTTATGCTTGCGGTGAAACTCAGCGAAGGCGGTAAGCATCTCAGGCCATGCCTTACGGGGCGGCGATCCTTTGTTAGCGCCCACAATCCCAACGATAAACTTATCTTGCGGGAAGTGAACCGCGTCACGGCTGGCAGCCTGGGGGAGGGGGCGAAAGACTTTGGTATCTACCCCGTGCGGTACGTAGTGAACGTCAATGCCTGCGTCATTCATCATCTTGACGGCAAACTTCGAGTACACAATACGCTGATAGGCTTGCGTCACTGCGCGGATAACGGGAGGGGCGGCGGGTTCACTATCCACCGGGAACCACGGAACCCAGCGCATTGCTGGCGGCCATTGCTCCGGGTGATAAACCCATGCGTCAATCAGGGTGATCGCTAAATCGGCGTTGATGGCTTCATAGTGCTTTGGCAGAATATCCCCGCCGTATGGCTCGCCGCCGCGCGGTAGGATACGCATCCCGTTCCAGTCTAGGATGCCGCCTTCTAAGCCGTAGAAAGCGGACATCGTTACGTCATGCCCTAAATCACGTATTCGGTTGGTAAAGAGCCGTGTTTGATTTCCGTAGCCCGTAGCTGCCCACGGTGCGTTGGAGTGCCATAGTATTCTCAATTCCTGTCTCCTTTCAGGTTTTGAGAACGGGCGCGGCGAGGAGAGGAGGGCTACTAGTAAAACCCACCGCGCCCGTTACTCACAAAACTACTTGCCCATGATGTAGGAAATGGACACGAAAGAGCCAGCCGGAACAGTACCGCTGGTCTGGTCGTATCCAATCCATTCACCAGCCGCCACGTATGCGTCGCTGATGGTCAAGGGCGCGGGGATAACTGCCGAGTCGGTGATCGTCCCGGCAAATGCGCCAATCGTGCCGCTGATAGCAGGCGTGCCAGCATCGGTCATTGTGACCAGCATTCCGCCGATGGCAGTTCCGGCATTGATAAAGTCAGCGGATAGCACAGTGCATCCGCCGCCGCCAGTCTCAAAGTGGATTAGCGGAATTTCGGTTCCAGCGGTCAAGACCACTGGAGCGGTTACAACATGAATGTCGAATTGGTCAGCCATTGTCATTGCTCCTTAGCTGGTGGGTGCGGTTGCATCGAAGTACATTTCGATACCCAGGGCAGGCCGCCAGATACCATGAGCGTACACGGCGGACATATTGAACTCAGTACCACGCCGGGAAGCGTCGCGCTGTGGCTCAACACGGATGCCGCGCCGCCAGTCGATTGCCAGGGCAGAACGCGGGAACACGCCGCCGGTAAAGTCTGTGCCGGATAGCCCGCCAAAGACCTGATAGATCGGCACACCCATAAACACGAAGGCTTGTGACAAGCCCTGCCGGGTGACCTGATCGGCCACGCCGGGAGCTGCAATCGTGGTTGCGCCAGCGATGCTTGCGCTCTTGGCGAGTACCGCAGCCTGATAGCCGTGGACAACGCACGCCAGCGGAACATTGACGTTCTTATTGACATAGCGCGCCTGGGCGATGGCCGCTGAAACGTAACCCCATGTGATTGCTGTACCGGATGCGCCAACACTGCCGCCGGTCAGGGAGGCCATGTCGCCAATCAGGTGACTTTCCACGAGGTCAAGGGCAGCGAAGCCCAGCTCACGGCTGGCATCGGTGATGATGTTTTCGGGCGCGTCACTTTCGGCGCGCGAGTCAGTTACGAAGAACTGCAAGCCGATTTCAAACGGGGTGAGCGTTTGATCGGCGGAGGGGGTGAAGGCGCGGGAAGTCAGGTCGTCGGCTTCACCAACTACCTGAGCGGTCCCGGCGTTGTACTTGTAACCAACGCGGGGATTTAGCCCGGTTGCGTCACGAAATACGGTGACAAGTCCTTGCATGATCCCGGCTTCGCGAACGATGAAAATAGCATCGCTCTGGATGTTCGGGGCAATTGAGGAGATGTCGCTATAAAGGTTGTTAGCTGGCATCGTAATATCTCCTGTTATCCGAGAAGTCGCCTACGCTTCTCCTCGTATGTCTCGGTTTCACCGCTTGCGTTGTTGCCGGGGTTAGTCGGCTTCACATGCGGCGCTTGGGCTTTCGGTAGCAGCTCTGCCAGCGCCTTCGCGTCGGCTTCCAGTTCTTCAAGCGTCTCGCCCTTCAAACGGGAGGCCAGTTCAGCGGGTAGGCTGTGCTTGGCGGCTGCGTCTCGCTGTAAGGTGGCGATCCTGGCGGCTTTCAGTTCCGCTTCCAGTTCGGCGGCGCGCTTGCGTAGCTTGTCCGTCTCGGATAGC